GCGCGCCGATTGCTTTGGTTAATTCTCCACCTATACCACTTTCTTGTTGAATGTCCGCTTCATTTATAGAAGCAAATTGTGTGTATGGATCAGCCATGCCTGGATATTTTGATATCATAAAAATATTAAAGCTCGTTGCAATATAACTATTTTTGTATCTAGATACAGACGCGATATCTGGAAACCTATTACTATTAACAAAAATATAGTTTATCCACCTGTGAAATAATTCTAAAGAACTAGCGCGATCAGCATCAACATAAAATGTTAATTCTATATCATCAAATACTGAATCATATGGAGTTTTTATAGTTGGTCCATAACCGTGTGGTTTTGATTCTAGTGTGGTTAATCTTCTTCCTGGCATTTGTGCAGCACTACAGAGATATGCAACTTCTTGATATCTCTCAATTGATAAATCACCAGGAGGAGTTAAAGACACAACAAAATTAGAAGTTCTTGCTAAATCGACTGATAAGAACTTTTGAGAAAAGAAATCTACACTAAATCTATTAGTCGGAGCTGGAATTGTATCTCGCGTAACTTGTCCTCGTACTTTCACTTCATCGAGTACTTTGGGGGTTTGTGTTGCATCAGTAGCCATTAGATTTTGCTCCTACTGTCTTTCCAGACTGTATCTTTGCTTGCTTTCTTAAATTGTTCTGTCGGTAGAAATACTGTCATATCCCATTCTTCTGGCGGAACATAGATAAACTTAGATCTCATATGCTTAAACAAATAATGTTTGAAGCAAGGTTTGAAGAAGCGAAACCTAGCTGCAGAACTTAACAACTGATATGTAATTTTCATTCTGGTGGTTTCGTTTCCAACTACACCGTTTACTTGAGTATCATATAGAGAATCCAATAATTTAGCGCGCAGGGTTGGAGGCAAATAATGCAAGTTAAGACCATAGAATCCGCCCTCTGCTGGCTGTACATAAAATACTAGAGGAAATCTATCATAGAATGGTAGAGTCTCTTTTCCTTTCGGATCGTACACAAACATATACATACGACCAATTTTGCCAATATTTCTTTTTCTTTCGGCTTCATTGATAAAGAGATTAGTTCTTACACTAGCTTTTGATATTTCGTTGTATCTTGCTCTCAACCAATCAATAGATTTTTTAGATCTGTTGATTACGTCGATGCTAGCTTTAGAAGCATCTTTGACTAGTCTATTGTAAATTGATGCAGGCATTAGCCGTTTAATTCCTTCTCTGTTATAATTTGAAACTTCCAGCCACGATCTTTACAATATTCTTCGGCAGCTTTCCATTTCGATTGATTCTTACCCCAAGTCATCACTTCGTTGATATAGCGTCTAGTTCTTCGTTGCTGTTTCTTAGGTTCGCGAGTTTGAGCTAGTGGCTTAATCTCAACGAGGATACTTTCTATTTTACCATCTGGTGTTCTTTTCTTAAACCAGAAGTCTACGAAGTATCGGTGTAGCTTGTTATCTGTGACACAACGATATGGCACTACAACTTCTTCGGAGTTCCATTCAAGAACATCAGAATGCGTGTCAAGAAAGTTCATAAACTTCAGTTCCAAACTTGACCTATAAATAACCTTGGTCGGGTCACCCTTATATTTAGCTGGGTTCTTGACCGCGTATCTTCCTTTCCATGCCATTTTATCGCCTAAATAAAGATATAATCAACAAGGTATTTATATGTCAGAAACAACTCCATCGCCTGAATCTAGTTTAGCTGAACGTGCTGCGGCGGTCGCTCCATTAAACAAAAAACCTGCAGCCACAATATTAAATATGGTTGGAAAATCGAGCGGCGACGAACCCATTGGTTTTGCTCTTCTTATGAGTCCATATAAAGCTAAGTTATTAGATTTAGAAGCTGTAACTGCTAGTTTTCTAAAAAGAACAGAGGAAATAACACAGGGACAAAGTACATCACAAAGTACTGAACAATTCATAGAAAAATTGTCTAAAGGTTTGTCTGCTGAAGATCTTAAATTTCAAGGGACTTTATATTCAACTCAAGAAATACTTGAGAAAGATGCACCGAGAATTATATTTCCTCTGCCCATAGACATTAGAGATCAGCTGATGGTCAACTATCAAACTTCTGATATGGCATCTGCTGGCGCGTTTGCTTCTTTCGGTTCTGACTTAGCGAGAAATATAAAGCAAGGTAAAGGTTTAGATATGGGAGCTGACAGTTATAATTCTGCTTTAGCTGCTGGTTTATTGAGTCTCGCCCCAACACCTGTAAGTGTCCTCGCTGGCCAATATCTGGGCGCAGTAGTAAATCCATTTACTGTTACAGCGTTTAGAAACGTAGAGCCACGTGCGTTTAATTTTGAATTTAGAATAACTCCTGAAAGCATAGAACAATCTGAGACTCTTCAAGAGTGTATCAATACGTTGAGATATTGTGCACTGCCAGAACCAACTTCTGCTGGATTGACTTTGGCGTTTCCTTACAGATTTAAGTTAGCTTGGCTAGGGGCTTTGAAAATGTTTGATTTTTCTGAAGCAGTTTTAACACAAATACAAGTCAATTATTCTGCAGGAGGTTCGCCTGCATTTTTTGAGTATACAGCAGAGCCAAGGGTTGGTGGTTCAAGTCCAGGATTTCATCCTGTTACTGTAACTATAATTTTAGAGTTCAAAGAGTTATTTCCTCTTACGAAAGAAACCATTATGCCAACGGGCAAATCAACTTCAAATTATAAAGGTGAAATGACACCAAGATTGTTAAATGCATTTGATATTGAAGATAACCTACCGCCATCTTCTCCTGAGACAAAAGGCGGTGCTACCACAACTGATCCAGCTGAGAACCAGACAGGCGCAGGAGACGACGCTCTTAATACGCCAGACGCAGATGATAGAGCAATAGTAGAACAAGCACAATCTGGGTTTAATGATTCGGTAAATAAAATGGAATCGTCTAGTAGAGAATTAAAAAATGAAGGCGAAGGTGGATTTGATGCATTTAGAGCACAACAAGGGTTGATTCCTGCATCAGAAGTATATCTTGCGGTGAACCGTCATGATGCTGCAGTAGACTCATTCAACAATGCACGTGATGTATTGCAAGCCAATCCGCTTTCCAGCAAATATGTACAAGATATTCCTCAAGCATCTACTTGGTTTCAAAAAGTACAAGCTGGCACGAGCGGAAGTAGAAGCGGAATTAGTGTTTGGCAGACCCAGTACGATAAAGGTAAAGCTGACTGGAATAAAACATCAGGTGGAGGAGGTTAATAACTAATGGCTGTTCAATATTTCAAAAACTTTCCGTTGGTAAATTACAATGATGTTTCTATGAGAAACATCATGTTAAAGGCTTCAATAGATATTAATCTATTCTTAAACAATACCAAACTATACACATATCAAATAAAAGATGGTGATAAACCAACAATTGTTGCTGACCAATATTACGGCGACATTAACTATGCTTGGTTAGTTTTATTGTCTAATAGAATTATAGATCCTTATTTTGAGTGGCCACTAACCAACCAAGAATTAGACGCGCACATAATTAAAAAATATGGATCATTGGTAACAGCACAATCTACTATTTACGAATACAAAAGCATAATCAATGAAGAAGAAAGAATTACTGTTGAAACATACACTTATGCGTACAACAATAATAATCCTATATTCGTGCCTGTTTATGCGTATGATAAAGAATTTGAATTAAACGAACAAAAAAGAAATATTCAATTAATCGATAGAACATATGCTAAACAAATTGCTAATGGTTTAGAAACTCTTTTTGAGAAATAAAAATGGCTGCTGCTCCTAATTGGGTTACATATAACGAAGGATTACTGGATAAATTCAGTTATCGTATTTTTCTACAACAATTCGCTGGCAATTCTTTGTCTGGTTCTCAGTTTGTTGGTATTGAATCTATTGTTTCTACGTTATCAATTAAACAAGAATTAATAAGAAATAGTATGATTCTTGAAATGAAAGTTTCTGATTCTGCTGGTATTTTAGAAAATGGTATGATTCAAGTTGGATCAATAATCAATATTGAAATCTGCAGAGATCCAAACAGTAAAAACGAGGAAGATGCAAAAGTTGCTAAAAAATTATTTGTTGTCACCAGAATTGATGACAACATTCAGAGCGCGCAGCTAAAACAAAGAGTATTTAACATTACTGCTCATTCATTTGCTGGTGTTTCAAATGTCTGGCCACTTTTATATTCAGAATATTCTGGACCTACCAAACCAACAGACATTATCAAACAGATTGTAACAAAGAGATTTATACAAAATGGGGCTGGTGAGATTGTGGACAATCTGTCCAAGAAATGGATAAATTGCACAAATGAAATTAAGAATGGTATATTATTGCATCAAGTAAAACCATTTGACGCGATTTCTCACTTAGTATCAAAATCAGTCTCACCAGATAATAGTGAGTATTTTTTCTATGAAGATTTTAATGGATTTAATTTGAGAACTTTGAAGTCAATGAAAAATGACTCAAGTGGTAAAGAAAAAACTTTTATCTACTATCAAGATAAAACTCGTAGATTTGGGAATAAAGAAAACGAACAAGTTTCAGACTACTTTAGAATTTTGTATTTAACTCAACACAAACAACAAGATTATTTTGAGTTGGTACAAGATGGCGCTGTAATAAATCAAGTTTCTGTTTTTGATATTATTAACAAAGAAGTCATAACAAAAGATTTTAGATATAATACATCAGCCAATAGTGCATTTGTTTTAGGAAATAAAACAGCATTCCCATCTAATACAGTTTCATTTATAGCATTTACAAATAGTCCTCCGTATAACGAAAAAAAATATCCTTATGACATAGCGCCACATTCTAAGATTGCTATCTCAGAAAAGGCTTGGAATAGAGATGACTATTTGTTAGATAACTATAACATTCCAGTTGCACAAAGAACCTTGATGGAACAAAATAAAATAACCGTTGAGATTTATGGTAATCCAAATGTATTTCCTGGTGATATTATAAACATGAAAGTTCCAAGCAAATCTGGTATTGATTCTGATCTTGAATCTTTAATTCGTAGACAAAGCGGTAAGTTTCTGGTCGGCGCGGTCAAACATAATATCTTTGGAACAAAATTTCAAACATTTTTAGATTTATATGTGGATTCGTACGATCAAGAAGTAACAGAACGAAGTCCAGAAAAATCTAATGAAACCACATAAACATGAGAGATTTGACAAATACACCATATAATGAATTCGTCTGGTTCGTCGGAAGCATAGAAAGCATAGAAGATCCAGATAAACTCGGAAGAGTTAGAGTTCGTGCTTTTGGTTTTCACGATGAGTTGACGCCAATTGATAAACTTCCATTAGCATTTATACTAGACGGAGCGACTCCGCCTGTTACTGGTGTTCAAACTGCAGTTGGCTTTTTCATGGATGGAAAGTTAGCACAACAACCATTCATTCTTGGTCTAATGAATAGTACAGTATCATATCCAGGAAGAGTAGATTCTACTCCGACAGGAACAAAACCATCAACGGCTTCTGGAAGAACTAGCCCAAGACCACAAACTGTTCCAAGTGATTCACCGCAACCAAACATACCAGAAGGACCAATTATCGTAGAAGATAATAAAGAGTTCTGGACATTGGTTGCCATTTGCGGAACAGAAGACGGAGATAGACAATCATGGGCAGACGTAGCACAAAGTATTTACAACAGAATGAATGCTGGAGTATTTGGTGGGTCAACTGCTACTGGTGTGATATTAGCTAGAAACCAATATCAGCCAACATGGCTTCTTCCACAACTTAGATCCCCGAACACTAAGACTCAAGGATCTCCTAATAGAGAATGGACTAACATAAACAACATAGCTGATGCAGCACGAGCGACTAATCAATCACAACAATATTTACTTGGTGTGGCTAGAGCGATTAAAGATCAAGGATTACAAAATAATGCTAAAGCGTTTGTTAAAACCTATACAGATTTTCTTGGAAAATCTCAGGTATCAATATGGTGGAAAACAGATTTTGGTTTTGCACGAAGAAGCCCCAACAATAATAGATTCGCATTTCGCAAAGATAGTAGTTATACAGGTGCTGCTGGCCAAGGACCAATTCCTGGTTTTGTAATCGCTGCAGTAATAGAATAAATATACTTATGAGAGACTTAACAAACACACCATACAAACAATTTATCTGGTTTATTGCAGAGATTGTTGAAACTAATACGGATCCAAATAAACTTGGTCGTGTCCGAATTCGCGTACTCGGGTTTCATTCAGAAGATACTCCCAGAGATAAATTACCTTTGGCTTTAGTAATGAATGGTGGCGCAGCAAGACTAGTAGAAAAACAATGGGTTGTCGGTTTCTTTTTAGATGGAGCAATGGCACAGCAGCCATTTGTCTTAGGCACTGTCGGTTCTGCTATCGGTAATTCTGCTAAAGTAAACTCGCAAGAAAATCCAGGTCCAAATGAAGATAGAACAAAAGGAACTCCGAAGTCTTTGTTGCAGCAGGTTGAAGATGCTAAAGAAAAATTAAGAAGAGCAATAGTTGCAGGCGGTGATGTCGTAGGTGCTAAGGAAGATCTGGATAAACTGGAAGCTAAACTTAAAGCTGCGGAGGCAGCTGAAGCTGCCAAACAAAGATTAAAAAAAGTCACGCCAACAACGCCACCCGCAGCTTTTGGGAACATTGATCCTCGACTAGAGGGTACCAATGGTTACCTTGACGAATCTAAATTAGTTAAAGTATCAAGCAATCAGAAATTAGATGCACCTGCTGCTGCAGCTTATCAGAGCATGGTAGCAGCTGCTGAAGCAGATGGAATAAGATGGTCGATAACTGACTCATACCGAAATTATGCGCAACAGGTTGATGTTGCTAACAGAAAAGGCTTATATGAAGACGGCGGATTGGCAGCAAGACCTGGCACATCAAGGCACGGATGGGGTAGAGCACTGGATCTTGGCGGAGGTGCAGAGAACTTCGGCACACCGCAAAATAACTGGCTTCAACAAAATGCAGGGAAGTTTGGTTTCAAAACGATTGCAGGAGAACCTTGGCACTGGCAGTGGGAACCGCCTAAGAACTGAGTATATAGGATAATTTAATAAATGACAAAGACACCATCACAAATTCTTGACGATATTAAAAATACTGCATTAGATTCTACTTCTAAGGTATTTTTAGACACGGGCATTTTTAATGATAAGGAATTATTAAAAGATCCAACCGCAGCGATCGGTATTGTACAATCTCAAGTAAATGGGCTTTTGAGTAAAGGTGTCTCTATAGAAAATATAGGAATTGTCGGGCTAAACGAAGCATTTCCTGATTTGAATGCAGAACTTGAAGGATTATGTGAAACTCTCGGTTGCGCATTCGGTGGTGAATTATCTGGTATTATTCCGGATAATTCATATTTTGCTTCGTTAAATAGAACAATTGATAATGTTGGTGCAATTAAAAACTCATTAGAATCAGCAGAATTGCCGTCAGATATATTGACAAAGTTATCTGTTCTAAACAAATATACAGCCCCAGTTGATGGCAAAGAGACTGAAGATGGTGAACCTCTAATTAAATTTCCTGATACGTTTATTCCGGAAGAAAGACCACAAGGTTCTGGTCGAGGAAAAACACCAATTTCTGATTGGCGCGATAGAAGCCGTGTGGTTACAGAAACAGCTGGCTCTTCTGGTGCGCAATCCTGGGCTGAGAGCAATAGTCAGTTCGGAGCAATCTATGGTAAGAACATTGTTTATAAATCTAACTTTGGTCATTTTATTGAGCTGGATGATTCGGAAGGAGCCGAGCGAGTAAACATATATCACAAAAATGGTACGTTTATTACGTTGATGCCAGACCAATCAATTGTTATGCGCGCTCAGGGTGGATTACAACAAGTAACATATGCAAATAATGACATATTTGTAAAAGGAAACATTAACATTACAGTAATGGGTGACACTAACATTTCTACAAATGGTGACACAAATATTGATACTGTTGGTGATGTAAATTGGAGAGTTGGTGGCGATTTTAATTTAGATGTGACTGGCGATACGTTTATGGCTAATCGCGGTGATATTAAAATGACTGCAAGGCAGATTCGTCAGAACGCTGGAGATCCGCGTGTTCTTGATGATGTAAAAGAAAAAACATACAAATTTGATTCTTAAGCACTACTAAATACACTATACAGCGGAGAATTTACATGAAAACTCTTAAAGACTTTATGGTTGAATTTACAGTTCCTGGATTTGAAGGAAAGAGAATCAAAGTCACCAAAAAACCAATTCGCATGATTAATGGAAAGATGGCCAAAGCATTTCCTGGAAGAGGAACTGAGGGCGATGGTCCAGATGGTTCAGCCGAAGGCAATGATGGCGGAGATGGTGGAGACGGCGGAGATGGTGGCGAATAATGGCATTTAGAAAACCAAAACCACTTGGACCAACAGTCACATATAGCGACTTTACTACTTCTTTTGCTAGAAACGCTGTATCTAACGATGTCATTCGTTTAACAGATATAAACGCAGTAAAACGTTCTATTAAAAACTTGGTAGTAACTAATAAAAACGAAAGGTTGCTAAATCCAAGAATTGGCGCTGGTTTACTTTCATTGTTGTTCGAACCAATGGGTCCAATCGTCACTTTAGATATTAAAGAATCTATTGCAGATACACTACGAGAATTCGAACCAAGAATAGAAAAGTTAAGCATTGATGTTACTCCTGATTATGATAACAACCAGTACTATGTAACTATCGTATTTACTATGGCAGCAGTGCCAGACACAGGAACAGTAGAGTTTACTCTAAACAGGATTAGATAAATGGCGACCAACGGATTCTTAAACAATACTCAGTTAGACTTTGCATCATATAAACAAAGTCTAAAAACATATCTAAGTCAACAAACTCAATTTAGAGATTATGACTTTGAAGGTTCTAACTTGTCAGTCTTGCTAGACTTACTTGCATACAACACATATCACAACGCCATGTATCTAAACATGATTGGTAGTGAGATGTTCTTAGATACCGCGCAGCTTCGCGAATCAATCATCTCGCATGCGAAAGAGTTAAATTATACCCCACGTTCAAGATCTGCTTCTAGGATAGAAGTTGATGTTGTTGCTTCCGTAAATAATAGCGTGTCGCCAGATACAATAACACTTCCGAATAATTATAGAATTTCTGGTACTGCGAACAATGGCTTAGTTTATAACTTTTATACTAAAGAACCTGTAGTGTTAGAATCCTCTAACAGTTACAGCGTGTCTAATGTTTTCTTTTACGAAGGTTCTTTGAAGACAGAAGCATTCTTAGTATCTTCTGCCAACGCGCAGTTTGTAATCAATTCTAGTAATGTTGATATTAGCACAGTTTCTGTAACAGTTCAAAAATCGTCAACAGAAGCAGTATTTACACCATGGAGTAGAAGCGAAGAATTATTTAATCTAAATGCAAACAGCGAAGTGTTCTTTATACAAGGTTATAGAGATTTTCAGTATTCGATTACATTTGGTAATGGTGTAGTCGGTAAACAACTAACACCAGGAAACATATTACTTGTAAGCTATTTGGAAACTAATGGCGTAGATGCTAATTACACCTCGACATTTTCTACGGTAGAATCTGTAGATATTTTCCCAGCTAGTACATTTTCGTTAGTGTATTCTGGTTCTTCTTATGGTGGAGCATACGCTGAAGATAATAATTCTATTCGTTATAATGCGATTCGTGGATTTACTAATCAAAATCGCGCTATTACTTCGGAAGATACAGTGTCATTGATCAAAGCCAATTTTCCTTCGATTGAAACTGTAGTCGCGTATGGCGGGGAAGAAGCCACGCCAAAACGCTATGGTAAGATTGTTATTTCTGCCAAACCAGTAGGATCAGAGGTATTATCAGATTCTCTAAAGAATGAGATAGTTGATTTTCTATCTGATAAAACATCGCTATCAGTAGAACCATTAATTGTAAATCCAGAGTATCTGTATCTTGATATTTCTTCTCGTGTTAAGTACAACATAAATCAAACCACGAAAACTTCTTCTCAGTTAGCATCGAATGTTGTTACTGCAATTACTTCGTTTAATACCAGTTATCTTTCTGATTTTGGTTCAGATCTAAGATTTTCTAAACTTTCTTCTGCTATCGATGCTGCTGATGTTTCGATTATTTCTAATGACACACAAGTTAGAATTAGCAAAAGAATCACACCAAGTCCTGGCGTAAGTTATTCAGAAAGATGGAGTTTTGAGAATGAATTGTATAATGAAAATGTTAGATATGTTCTTCCAGTAGGACACGAAGCCATTGTTGAGTCCACGCCATTTGTGTATGACGGGTATACCGCTTACATTCAAGATAATGGAACAGGAACTTTGTATGTTTATGCTCTAGTAAATAATATAACAACTGTATTGAATAATAATGTTGGTACTGTTGATTATAATACAGGATTGATTTCTATTAACAACTTAATTGTTGATTCGTATACTACTGATGCGATTAAG